TGGGGCTGCCGCGGCTGATGTAGCTGATGCGGCTCCTGGGGCTGCTGCGGCTGATGTGGCTGATGTGGCTGGTGAGGTTGCTGCACCTCCGGTGCCTGCTGCACCTGCTGCACCTGCTGCACCTGCAGGTGCACCTGCACCTGCACCTGCACCTGCACCTGCACCTGTACCTGCACCTGCGGCTGCTGCGGCTGCTGCAACTGCACCTGCACCTGTTGCACCTGCACCTGTTGCACCTGCCGCAAGGATGACTCCAGATCAAGTCACAACGGCCCTACGCAGTTTAGGAGTAACGAACGATAAAATACGTATTTCAGAGTTCGCTGAAAAGGTTAAGGGATTTGAAGACACAACACTAAAAAAGGCAGCCTATGTCGAATGGTTCAGGGTTAATTTAAAAGAACGATCCTCCTTATCCAAAGACTACCTTTTCAACGTAATAAGCAAGCAGACTTTAACAAAGGACTTCAATTTAGTCGGTGCAAATTCGACAGAAGCGTTGAACAATGCATATTCGAGCCTGATTGAAGAATTGGGACGTTTTTCGATATGGCTCTATACACTTAATGACGATCAAATTAATACTATAATAAACAGCGATGGAGACGGATATTTGTTCGACACACAAATATCTGACGTGCGTTTTCATAAATACAATATCATAGAACTCTTTACGAAGTTACAAACCACATCGAATGACTTCACATGGTCGGGATGGTTTGTAATTCTCCCTCTTTTAGGGTTTGAGGCAGGCGATGTGAAGAAAAAAACGAATGAAGAAAGGCGTCGAGTACTCCTACACGCATTAAAGAATGCGGCACAACATGTTTCCTCTGTAAAAGACATAGAATTAAAACATTTTATTCTAAGATGCTACTTGGAATATAAATTTATGGTACCATACGAGATCAAACTTGATGAAGGATTACCAACGTTAAAAACATGGATAGAACAATGGATGCTAACTGGCGATAAATACGATAATTTTGAATTAAGCTTCGATGAGTATAGCAAACAGATTACCAACATCACTGCGAACCAACAGATCATATTGAGAAATCTTCAGTATTGGTTCCTGCGGAGGCCAAATTTGCCGCTAAAGGAGCAATTGCCACGTATGTCAACTTATGTAGATTTACAAAATGCGGCGAGAACAAGTATTGAACAAGTAGTAAGAAAAGAACCAATAAAAGTTTCAGCCTTTGATGAGAAATCATTGTTCAATGCATTCGGCGGCGCTCCCTCCGAATCTTCTGACGAAACAACCTCAGAAACCAACCTGCCGCCACCTCCCGACCCGAAAAATCCACAAGACGCTGTGAAGAACGCCCAGCTTGTCTTGAAAGAACTTCAGCTGAGCAAGAAAGAGTTGAATGTTATTCTTACGGCGATTACGAATGCGGTCGCAAAGTTCAAGCAGTTCAATGACGAGATCAAAAGACTCGATTCAGAAAATGCTCCGGCTCAATCCAAGAAAGATGATCCTCAATCAGAAGATCAATCCAAGAAAGATAATACATACGAAGAACGACGAAAGGCACTAGACTCAAAAATCGCAGAAATCGAACAGAGAATCACTGGCTTACGTGGCGAAAAAGGTGACGACAAGAAAGTACAACTAAAACAGGCTGAAACTGATCTTCAAACAGCTCGTACCGACCTCGAGAAGCTCAATTTAGAAAAAGAGCGCGGTGTTACCGGTGCCTACAGCTACATGAACGAGGAAGGTAAACAGATCATTGCTGAGATCCAGAAACTCGCCGAAGATCAAAAGGCAAACATGCGCAAGATTTTTAACCGTCTCACCAAGATCATTGAACGCGAGCCCAATCATATGACGGATCGCCGTTTCATTGAGATGTCAAGTAAGTTGTCCGAAGCTGTCGAAGGTAAATTAAGTGGTACATCGGAATCGAAAGGCTTTATAAACGACATCTCGTCGTGGGTTACCGATATCACAAGTGCATTCAATGCACAACTCGCAACGGTCAAACGCAAGGCGCAAGGCATCAAGGAAGAGCGCGAGTTTGCCGTTCGAAAAGCCGAAAACCAACGGTATCTACCGGCTCAGTATGCTATACGTCCACAAGCAGGTGGGGCGCCGTTGGATGACGCAGCAATTCAGAAAATTATAAACACGTCGAACGCGAACATCAAAATGATCCTGGACAGCGTCATCACACCCCTCGAAGCCCTCTACAAGACGCGTATGAATCCAGCGTTCGCCCTTGCGAACTCGATCTCGCCCATGGACAACCTATTTACGAAGCTGATGTTCGACTACAAGAACGCTCGTGATACGGACGACATCACAGCGAAGCAGAACCTCGTGACCGCCATGCGCGCAAACAACCTGCTCCCAGAGCAAGTGCTGGCGGTGACGACTCAAGACAAGACGATATTTGTGTTCTTGACACTCTTCATTCGCCTGTTCGCGCTTTCGATTGTTGAGTTCCTCATCGAGCGCGGCACGGTCAAGCGCATGTTCAATGCCGTGGTCGCGTACCTCGTGCTTTTCACCCTCATCTTCGTCGCCTTTGCGCTCTTTGTCAACCTTGACATGTACCGCTTGCGCGTTGTGTTCAACTACATCAACTTCCACCAGAATGCAGGCTATTTCTACACATACATCGTGCTGCTCTGGACACTGGGTGCCTTCATGTTCCTCATCATGTACAAGTTGAATTTCCCAGTCAGTGGTTTCGAGATCACTGCGATCTCGGAAGAAGAAAAGATACAGCTCATCTCGCGCTTGGAAATCCTGACAATGATTGTCTGGGTGATCCTGTCCATCATTGTTGCGGTCAGCTAAGCTGGCGGTTGCCCATTAGCTTTTGTTTTTGGTCGTGGAAATCTCAAAAATAATATTCCACTGTTTCCCGCAGTTCAATAGCTTGCACGTCTCTTGTACGCCCTCCAGACGTACAAAGCCGGCAAACCCACCTGGAGTCCCTGCTTCCACGGCACGAACTCGTGATTTGCGGAGCTCATTGCGCACACTCACCCAAACGACATCAGTGGTGCCAAGCTCGCGTAACTCCCGCAGTTCTTGCAAGTGCCGGACGCGATGCATGCCGGCCGCACCGTCGTACTCAAGGATTTGCCCGTCTTCGCCCATCTCGAGCGGGGATCCGTCAGAGGCCAAGAACGACACTGTCCATGGCAGCGCCAAAGGCGTGATGTACCCTAAAGAATCCGACCCTGGACGGAAGGCAATCCAATGGTTGCTGCAGCTGCCGTTGTTGGGACAGGTGGCAAACAAGTAGCTCTGGAAGACGCTGCCGGTGGCACCGCGAATCTGCAGGACCACAAATGGGGTCATGCTGCACACATCGCGTGGCAAGAATGCGTACAAGACCTGTGTCGTGGTATCTCGGATGAAGGGCACGTTCTGGACAACGACACCGTTGCGGTTCCTGCTGTCCCCATCGGTGTACCACGGGCGATCCCATGAGCGAATGACAAACTCTTTGCTGCGCTTGGTTGGTGGTTGCAAGAAGACAGTGGCGCTCAAGCCCCCGGTGTTCACCGCACTGCTCATCTTTCCGACGAGGACGTCTGCCACGGATTTGAGCGATGCCACGTCCAATGATGAGCTGGAGCTCGAACGGTGCGTGGCAGCCGGCGTCCCTGCCCCACCCAGGCCACCCCCCATGGTACCCCCGCTTCCGACGCTGCCCGCGACGCTCGCGCCACCCACGGGTTCGGGGGCGACAATCGCAGAACGCTGAATTTCAAGCTGTTGGAGTTTGTTCATGAAGGACTCGCCACTATCATCGTCTTCCTGTTCGGCTCGATGAGTCTCCAGTGGCACATTCTGTGGCTCCGAAACCGTCCGAAGCCGCATCTTCAAGATCTCTTTGACGTTCGATACGATCCGCCGATTGATGTCTTCAAGTGACATTTTGTTCCGTACTCCTGGATCAAGCTTCTGTATGTAGTCGGCGACCGTAGCTTGGATTTCAGGCAGCGGCAGATGCGCCTGGTACTTGTCCCGGAAGAAATTCAAAAGGATATCCGATAGGAACTCGACATTTTGCTTGCTTGCAAATGACATTAATTTAGCGTGCCTTCTTTTCCTTAACCGAGCGCTGCTTTAAACGCCCGCGCCCTCCTAAGTACGTCGACCCGGGCTGGGTGGTGGGTCGGAACAGAATGTCCCTGAGCAGCGACACCTTTTTGTCGTCGGCTTTAATCTTGACAATGTTCCGTACGGACATGGTCGGTTTTTCGAGCAGTTTGCGCAATAGTTTGATTTGAAAGTTCATTGAGAAGACGCCGCATTCGGTGTTGCGTCGTTGGTTCTGGCGCTTGTTCCAGTAGAAGGGCAGCGGTTTTTCGTAGAGGCGCTGGCATTGAGGCTGGATGACGGATGCCAAGAAATCATGGATCTCTTGTGCGGGTTCCGTTCCAACGCTGTCATAAAAGTAGGCGCCGTACGCAGGTTGGTCGGGGTTTACGCACAAGAACAACGAAACCCAATGCGAGCCGGGTTCATCATGGTTGTCAAGGTTCAGAATGTATCCTAGATAGTCGCGCCCGTCCCGTCGCAGCGCAGCGATGTCGATGGCGCGGGCTTCTGGATACACTTTTGCAAAGTCCATGGGGTACACACCCATAAGCTTGTATCTGAATCGCTTGTCGTCTTCGTATTGCTTCATGACTTTCTCAATGTCGAAATTGCTGAGCCAGGTGTGTGGATCCTTCTTCCATTCACTCGGCTTCACCGGGCGCAAGACCTCATCGACCGGCACGGCGGCGGCACGCAGTTTCTCCGCCCAGCACCATTGCTGATTCGCGCCACACATCGGTGTCATATGGGCGTCGAGCGACTTGACAAGCTCTGTCTTTGTCATGCGGGAGGCACCCATGATACGCCCAGAGCCCCCCGCATGTTTCTCATTGTATTCCTTGACGAACTTCAACAGTTCTTCGCGCGTGTAGCACGTGTGGTCTTTCGCAACGATGCCGTCGCGAACCGGCGCACAAAACAGCTGCTGCTTGCTTGCGCTCATACCTATTTATTGCGGTGCATAAAAAGTACGAATATATTACAGATTGTGTAGAATGTCTGGACCAAATTCTATTGGACTTTTTGTCCAGCCGAATACAAACAATGTGGGGATTGGTACCACAGCTCCGCGCAAGTTGCTGGATATTCAGGGTGGGGATGCGATCGTGTCGGGCAACATCGGGGTAGGGACAACAAATCCGCGCGCGGCGATCGATATTGTAAGCACAGGAGCAATGATAATTCCATCCGGAACGACCGCACAAATACCTATAAATCCAGTGTTGGGAATGCTGAGATTCAATACCACAACTGGTCGCTTGCAATATTATACAGATATCGGATGGATATCTGTTGGTGGTCTTACTGCAAGTGGAGGTAACACTACAAGTGATTCAGCTAATTACAGGATCCATACGTTTACATCGAGTGGGACGCTAAATGTCTATTCTTCAGGTACAGCAGATGTTCTAATTGTAGCAGGAGGAGGTGGTGGTGGTTCACGTCATGGTGGTGGTGGTGGTGCAGGAGGTTTAATCTACCTAACAGCACTTCTTATTCAGCCGGGCACATATTCTGTAGTCGTTGGTGGGGGTGGTGCCGGCGCAGGATCGACTCCTGCATCTGGTAGTCCAGGTCAAAACTCGCAATTTTCAACATATACAGCTGTAGGTGGTGGTTCGGGTGGTGGCGCAGGGGCGAATGGTGGTACAGGCGGTAGCGGTGGTGGTGGTGTGGGCGGTGGTGGTACAGGTGGAGCTGCCACTGCAAATCAGGGTAACATAGGTGGTGCAGGAAGTACAAGTGTTAGTACAGAACCTACATTTGCTGGAGGAGGGGGCGGTGGTGCTGGGCAAGTAGGTGGAAATGCAGTTTCTGGTGCAAACGCGTCAGGTGGTAATGGTGGTAACGGTTCTCAGTATAACATATCTGGAAGTCTCACTTACTATGCGGGTGGGGGTGGTGGTGGTAATTCAGCTTTGTCCTCCGGAGCGGCTGGAACAGGTGGTTTAGGTGGTGGTGGTGCAGGTTCGAAAGGCACAACAACCGCCACCAGTGGGACAGCAAATACTGGTGGTGGAGGTGGTGGAGGAGGTTTAAATGGTGCGTCCAATGCTATTGCTGGCAATGGTGGATCTGGCATTGTAATTATTCGCTACTTACTTTAAAACTCTTTCTTGTATCATATTCAGAAGCCAATCGCCAAAATATGGTTCATTACGCCGAAATCGACCCAGCATCTAACATAGTATTACGCGTCATTGTGTGTGACTCCAAAGAGTGGTGCGAGAGGAACCTAGGGGGCACATGGGTGCGCACCTATTACTCAACCCCTGGGAAAAACTATGCTGGACAAGGGTATATCTATTATCCGGATCATGAGAACTTCTCGGCACCCCAGCCTTACCCATCATGGACGCTGAACACGACGACGTTCTTATGGGAGCCCCCCGTGCCTTATCCGCAATTTGACACCGAATCAGATCGCATTGTGTCGTATGATTGGGACGAATCGACGCGCACGTGGGTCGAACGCGCGCTATAAAAAGATAATGCCGTACTCTATCGGGACAAGTATGCGCTTCTACCAGATCACCTTAACAAATCATTCTTTTGTTGCATCATTGGTCAGACACGACGACAATTGGTGCGAGGTTTTGCTGGGAGGATTTCGTACAAATGCGTCAAAATTCACATCTATCCATCCTGAAGTGCCGACGTCAAACAAATTTAAAAAGCAAAACCCGAAATATGCTATTAATTGAACGAAATGACTTCGGCATATTTGGACTTGTCGTCGTCTGATTCGGAATCTTCGAACCCTTCGGAATCTTCGCCGTCGCCGCCCCCGCACGCGCGACCCATGTATGAACCCGAGCCAGAACCTGTACCGATTCGTTGTCGTCGCCGTTTTATTCCTCTAAAAAATCCGTTGAACAACGTGCCTCATTTAACGGAGGACCATTTCAAGAACATCTGTTTAAAATTTTACGAAGAAACGGAGCGCGAACTAGAGGAACAAGAAGCCCGTTTTGAAAAAACGATTGAAAATTATCATAAGGAAATACGTGAAATGCACCGTAAACTAAAGGATGCCTATCAGAATTTATATCAGTTTATGCTCAATCATGTATACGATGAAGATAAAAAAGAATTGCTTGAGGCGATTAGCTTAATGTTGGAACATCCGGAATACGCGGAAGGATTTGCATCCATCATGAAAAGTGCCATTCAATTTCTAAACGAAGGCAAGCGTCCTGGAATGGTTCACGATCATGCACAATATGTCTATGGTACGAAACCCCTTTATTTTGACTTTGACAAGCTCGATTGAAGCTGACAACCAAAGTAACCCGGTGTTTTCCAATGTCTTTTACAAGTCTAGTTAATTGTTTTGTAAATTCACGTATTGCAAGTTAGTTGTATTTAGATAGATACATTGGCCGTCGTCTATTTGGTAAGCAAAAAAGCGTACCCATCTCACACACTTAAAAAATTGATGCTATCATCCATACGAAACCACCCAACCAGCCCACTGATTCTGCAGCTAAATTCAACGACACTCCGAAAGTTCTCGTAAGCCCGTGTGGGCGTTTGGTTTAAAAAAAACCCGGGCATATATTCCAGGAGAGCCCCTTTGGTCGGAAGGGTACAATGGATGAGCTCAAGCAATTTACACACCAGTTTCGCAGCGAGCGCGGTAGTCCATTTACACACACGAGCATCGGGAAGCCAGCGTATAGCATCAATATCCCAAACGAGAAACTAGACGACTTTTACAATGTCTATAAGCGGGCGATGCAGGCGGGCGGCTCACTGCACCTCACGGAGAAGCCAACGAACCCCAGCATGATGCGCGCCGATTTTGATTTCCGATTTGCGCTGCCGGATGGTCTAAAACCCGGTGAGCCCCTGCCACGCATGTATATCGACGCGGATATCCAGCGCATTCTCGTGGCCTACTTTGAAGTGCTCTCCAGCGCCCTGGCAGCGCCCGACGATGCCTTCATTGCCTATGTGATGGAAAAGAAGCATCCCGTCGAGTACCGCGGCAAACTCAAGGATGGGATCCACATCGTATGGCCGCAGCTGATCGTCAACAATGACCTGCAGCACTGGGTGCGCCGAAAGGTACTCGACCGCTCTCCCCTTGTCTTCACAGGACTGCCGCTCACGAATAGCTTCGATGACGTCGTCGATGACCACATCATTGACAAGTGCAATTGGCAAATGTACGGCAGCAGCAAGCCCGACATGGAAGCGTATAAGGTGACGCAGATTTGGAAGTGGGATCCACAAGATCGCAGCCTCATCGATATGTCAGCACTCGTCGGCAAGGTCAGCGAGGCACATTACGTGTCTATGTTTTCCATGCGCGCCTTTACGGAGCCCACGGAAGTCTTTGCGGACAAGGCGGAAGAAATCGAGCAGTACGTCCGCCATGTCATGCCGGCGACGGAAGAGCGCCGGAAGAACAAGCTGCACCAGCAGATCTTTGCGAAGAGCATCAATTACATGCGAAACCAGGCGCCGGAAGAGGAGTTCAAGCTTGCCAAGGATCTGGTGCTCCAGTGCCTCAACAGAAGCCGCGCCGACAACTACGACCAGTGGATAAAGCTTGGATGGGTGCTCCGCAATTGCGATTTTCGCCTGCTGCAGACCTGGATCGAATTCTCGAAATTCAGTAGCAAGTTCATCGGTGGGGAATGTGAAAAGCTCTGGGACAGCATGCGTGTGGATACGCTCGGTATGGGAACACTGCGTTGGTGGGCGAAGAAGGATAACCTAGCCCGCTATAACGAAATCCTTAGTGACAACGTGATCACGCTCATTGACCGTTGCGCAGGCAGCGAAGGTGCGCATTTTGATGTCGCCACCGTCGTCCACTCGCTGTACAAGGACACCTACCGCTTCACGACGAAGGACATTTGGTACACGTTTAACCCACAGAAGCACCGTTGGGTGCGCACAAAGGAGGGTCTCTACCTGCGCCTCCTGCTCTCGATTGAAATTTGCTCGAAATTCATCGCGCGCGCCCTGCATTTCAACACCGAAGCCATGCGTTTCCCTGAGCACCGCGACGTTTATGAGGACAAGGCGAAGAAACTGCAAGCGATTGCCCTCAAGCTCAAGTCGTGTGGTTACAAGGACAGCATCATGAAAGAGTGCAAGGCGCTCTTCACGGATGAGAAGTTTGAGGAGCTTCTGGATTCGCACGCGCATCTGATCGGGTTCGAGAACGGTGTGTACGATCTACGCATGCACGAATTCCGCGAAGGTCTACCGGATGACTACATCTCCTTTTCGACGGGTCGGCATTACATTCCGTACGATCCGAAATCGATCGAGGCACAGGAAGTCGAGGGCTTCTTTGAGAAGCTCTTTACCAATGCCAATGTGCGTCGTTATGTGAAGGATGTGCTGACCATCGTCTTGGATGGCTCCATCCGCCAGGAGAAGTTCTATATGTTCACAGGCAGTGGGTGTCATGCGATTGATACGCCGATCCTGATGCACGACGGCTCGCTCCGCAAGGTGCAGGACATTGTCGAAGGAGACACGCTTATGGGCGACGATCACACCCCACGCGTCGTCCAGCAGCTATTCCGCGGCACAGACCGCATGTTCGACATCATCCCACGTGAGGCCGAGGGCGAGTCCTTCCGCGTAAATGCGAACCACGTGCTGTGTGTGAAATTCTCGGACAAGGTTTCCGTTACGCGCGACAATGCCAATTGTGTGCGTTGGTTTGAGCCCGCGCCTTGCAAGACGGATGAGCCCATTCAAATGTCCAAGACCTTTGCTTCCACAGAGGAAGCTGCCGCCTTCGCGCGTTGCCTCCCTGCCCATGCGGTGCATGCGGGCGATGTCCTCGACATTACGGTGAAGGATCTCCTGCGCTGGGATTCGTGGTGGCTTCGCGAGGGTGCGGTCGTTCTCTACAAGAGCGAGGCGGTGCCCTTCCAGCACCAGAACCTGGAAATCGACCCGTACACATACGGCTTTGAGATCAAGTCTGGACGCTTCGCAAATGATCCCATCCCCCATGTGTATAAGACTGCTTCGGTTGAACAACGTCGCGAGCTCCTCGCGGGTATTCTGGACGCACATGGTCACGCCGTTAAGACCCACCCATCCAACAAGTACGTTCTCACACTCACCAATTCGGCTCTTGCCGAAGACGTTCTCTACCTGGCACGCTCTCTTGGGATGGCGTGTACCGCAACACCAGCCGCCTCCGCCTCCGCATCCGATGCCACCGCCCCCGCAACCATCACCCTGGAAATCCGCAACCAAGCCTCGACCACTTCCAGTTTCACAATTCAAGAGTGCGAAGCAGGCAATTACTATGGCTTTGAGCTGGATGGCAACCACCGCTATGTGATGGGCGATTTCACGGTCACCCACAATAGCAAC